ATCAACTGCTTCTTTAATTTCTCTATCTTAATTTGTTCTTTTTTAGATAAGTAAGTAATATAATCATTTACTAATTTACCAATCATAGCTGCTGGGTTGCGGTATTTCTTTTCACACAATCCTTTTAGTAATTGAAAATCTTCTACTCGTATTGCTACTGTTCTCCATTTAGTCGTGTCCATAATAATCTCCTATAAAGTTAATAAAAATATATAAAGCCAAACAATAACATTTGCACTCATAATAAAAGAAATTAAAATTTTAGCCATAAAACCTCCTATAAAATAAAAATTTTACACATAGCAATAGTATTCATAGCAGTAAACCAAGTAGTAAGTATTACAGTCCAAGACAATTTTCTTAGAATTGCAGCTATTAATCCTAAAGCACTACCTATCCAATAAAACGGAACAAATACTGTTGTTAGTGGATTTAAAACAGTTAATGTTAAAATTAAACTACCTAATATTACGGATAAAGTAGATACCATTTCTATGTAAAAAGCTATCTTATTACTTTTGTAACTATCTATAAAAAAAAGTTTAACAGATTCCATTTAAATTCCTTTGTCTTATTAAATATGTGATATTACAAAATAAGTCAAGTGATATTATATTGTTTCACCAAAATTATCACCTATTGCTACATCCACTTTCATAGGAACTAAAAACTCTACACAGTTCTCCATAGTCTCTTTTATAATCTCAATATTTTTTTTATCTTTTATACTAAAACACAATTCATCGTGAACCTGTAATAGTGGCAAGTGACCTAAGGTAGCACAATCTAACATTGCTTTCTTTGTGGAGTCGGCACTTGTTCCTTGTATCAATCGATTAAGACTTTTGTATGTGTAAGCTCGTTTAATGTTTTTAGCACCATACTTTGCACTGGCATTTTCAAATTTTTCTGCTTGATGTACTCCAAAGTCTTTTGGTTCAAATAAATCAAAACGACATTTCCTTCCTAATTTAGTTCGTATTACACCTTCGTTTTGTGCTTTATCCATACACTTATCGGATAGCATTTTTAAAAATGGTGCTTTGCGATTATACTTATCAATGAGAGAACTTGCTTCATCAAAAGTTAAACCCAACATATTTGCTAATTTATTTTTGCCCATACCATACATCAAACCTAATGAAATACTTTTCGCACTCTTTCTATCAATGCCACATAAGTCTGCAACTGATTGGTGAAAGTCTCCATCACCGCTTTCATATGCTTTAGCTATTTCTTTTGCACCATCGAAGTCTAAAGCTAAACTATAATGAACAGCGACCCGCGGTTCTTGTTGCGAGTAATCTAAGGCTACCCACTTCTCCCCTTCTTCTGGTAAAAACAATCCTCGTATTAAATTACCAAAGTCTTTATTACGAGCTGGTAGTTGTTGTAAGTTTGGATTACTCATAGATAATCGACCACTTACTGTGCCACCATTGTTTCCTCGTAGTTGGTTTATCTCTGCATGTATTCGACCTTTGTGTGTGTATTTTAAAATACTATTAATAAAAGTATTATGAAATTTATTAAGTTCTCTTGCTTGTACAATTAATTTTGAAATATCATTCGTATCATCGTTTAACCATTGTTGCGTGAAACTTGGTTCTTTGGTCTTAATAGTTTTAGGATATTCAATACCTAGTGTATCGTAAGCTGTAGCGATACTTCTTGCTGCCCATATGTCTACATCTTTACCAACTAACTTTTTTATATTTTGTAATGTAGTTTTTTCTTTTTGTTTAAAATCTATTTTTAATTTTTCTGCACCATCAGTATCTACTCGTATACCTCGACTTCTCATTTCAATTAAGTGTGGTAATAAATCTCGTTCCAATTCCCAAATCGTTGTTAAGTTTTGTTTTACTATTTCATGTTTAAATCGTTGCCATAAGTTATAAGTAAGTTTGCTATCTTGTTCAGCATAATGTCCAACATGCTCAGAAGGTAGTTTCCACATCTCATTTTTTGGGTCAACACCATAGAGTTGAGCAGACTCTCGTAATCCTTGTTCCGCTTTTATCTCACCTAAATATTCTTTTGCTAATGCGTTTAAAGAATAAGAGTATCTATTTTCATCGATTAAGCAACCAGCAATCATTGTGTCTACAATCTCACCTTCTACTTTTATTCCATATGATTGTAACCATCCAACATCATAAGATGCGTTGTGAAATATTTTACGACAAGGTAATGCACAAACATCTTTCATGTATCGTAAGACTTGTTCCTTGATAAGATTACCACCACCTAAATGTCCAAACGGATAGTAGAAGCTACCATGTTTCGAGGTCACTGCAAAACCAATAATCTCACCTTTACCTAATGCCCAACCAGCTCCTAACCCATTGTTAATACCATCGTCTCTTGTTTCTAAATCTATCGCTACCTCATCACAATCTGATAAATCTACATACTCTGTAGGTGGTGACCACATGTTGGTTTGTTGTAACGGAAAAACTAATTGTAAACCACTACTCATGTTCTCTCTTTATTATTTTTAAAGACTCTTCTTCTGTTTTGTTTACCACTATTTGTAATAATAAATTAGTAGCTACAAAAGGGTCTGGACAATGTTTAAAAGTTATCTCACAAAGATAAAACCCTAATACTTTTATTATGTTATGTGGTGATACCTCTGACTCTATGTTCTTCATTGCTTTAAGGATTGCTTTTCTAACAATAAACATTTCATCTAATTCTTTTTTATTCTCTTCATTTTTTTTATTATCAAATAAAAAAACTAATTTGTTGTCATCTTTATTCATAGTCTCTCTCTATTATCATTTCACAATAGTGTATTGCTTTTAGTATGTCAGACTTTTTGCCTTTGCTTTTATGTCTACAAATGTATTTAATAACATTGCCTTCAGCAAAACCTAATTCGTTTTTATTAATAAATTGTGAAGGTTGTATTTTAAATTCTTTGTAATAATCTCCACCTTTATTCCATAAGTCATCCTCCTCATCAGAAGTATTATCATATACTTTATTCAAGACTAATTGTAACTCTTCTACTGTCTCTTCTGGTATTTTTCTGAAAAAAATCTGATAAAGTTTTACTTAATTTTTCTTTCAATATTTTTCTCCTGTATGTGTTTTTTTCTTACGAAAGTATTTGTCTCTTCTACTGATTTTAAAGTAAAACCATTTTTTAGCAAATCAAATAGTTTACTTTCTACTTCAAATTTACTTGGTCTAGTTTTAAATTCCATTTTATAATTAATTTGATATTTACTCATAATATTACTCCTGCATTATGTAAACCAATAATGGTACTGATAATCGTGTAAGCTATTATATATGTCATTTACTCCTCCTGTAAAATTTCACTTATAAAAAACTCAGTGTCTATTATATCATAAGTGTCTTTTGTTTTTAATCTTTCCATCTTGCTTTTCACTTCTTCTTCACTTCTTCCTAATGCTTGTCTCTTGTAATAAATAATTTTTTTTGCGTACACTGCATACTTTTTATTTTTTCTTTTCATCTTCTTTTTTACCCCAGTATACTAAATGCAAAGCATCACAATTAGGACAAGATAAATTTGTCATTATCTCATGCTCCTCATCATCTTCGCAATCATGGTCTCCACCCCATATTAATTCTGTTCCACAATTATAGCATTTCATTTTTTTTTCTCCCTTAAATAAGTAAGATAATTTTCTCCAATTGGATAATTATATTTATGGTCAGTGCTTAATATGTGTAATCTTTTTTTAGCTCTTGTTACTGCCACATAAAAAACTTTTCGTTCTTCACTTTTTTCAAAAGGTGTTTTGTTTTGAAAAGAAGCTATCCAATTAGTGCGACTATATACTAATACATTTTCACTCTGTCCACCTTTGACAGAATGAATAGTATCAATAATTATTTGTGGTTCGTTATCCAAAGTTTTCTGACCATATCGTTGTAACAATCTTACAAAGTATGTAACCTGTGGTGGATGAAAATTTCTTTTCAATATTTCATACCAAGGTTTAGTAGCACTATCGTCATTTAAATTTAATCCACACCAATCAATCAATCCATCAAAGTCATACTCTTGTGTATCTGGTAAACTCACCCAAAATTTTACAGAACGAAAAGAACTGTCTTTTATTTCACGAATATATTTCATCATGTTTTCTGCTTCGTGTTTCGTGATGCTTTTACCATTACTAATTTTAGTCCAACTTTTAATCGCATCCCATTGCTTTTGGTCAAAAGATTTATTGCCTCGATTATCCGCAAAATATAAACCAGCATCTTTAGCCATCATTCGTAATTCATTTACTGTAGAATTTACTCTACCTAAGATGTACCAAGTTCCTTCTAAATGTAATGGTATCTCTCTAAAATTTAAATATCGTTTTACATAACTATCTTTGTCAGACGGATAATATTCTTTATCCAAACTATCGATAATACCTCTACGAATAATTTGTGAGAAGTCATAGATAGCTTGTCCAAATCTTTTTGTTTTTCGTAGCACAACTTTTCTACCAGAAAAATAGTGTGTAAAATATTTTGAGTCTGCTCCACTCCAAGAATAAATAGATTGGTCATCATCACCAGCTATATAAATGCGGTCTATGTTATCTACCATTTTATATATCAATGACCATTGTAGTGGAGTAAAGTCTTGAGCTTCATCTAATATTAATAATTTTAATTTAGGAAAATCTACTTCATCAATAGCTCGTTCTATCATGTCAGTAAAATCTATGAAGCTATCTTTTTTGTAGTGTTGGTAAGTAGATATTTTTCTTAAATATATTTCTAAAGAATCTTTTTTATATGTTTCTTTTTTATAAGTTAACACTGGGTCTTGCATCGTGTTTCTTGCTTTGTCATACACTCCTAGTGACCAATCTTTATATATAAAGCCATCGTCAGCTAAACGATTATCTGATGTTTTAATAATTTTACTTTGTAATGCAAAATCTATCATACAGTTTTTTGGGTCAAATATTTCTTCTTCAAAATATCTACGACAATATTTATGTAGTGTTTTAAATCGTTCAAAATCTTTGATACTAAAATTAGGAAAAGTATTGATAGCTCTATCTACTGCTTCATTGACAGCTTTGTTTGTAAAACTTATGTAAGCAATATCATTAGGATGAACACCCTTTGCTAAATATCTTTTTAAGATGCGTTCAATTAAAGTATAAGTCTTTCCAGTACCTGGCGGTCCAAAAATCTTTATAGTTTTTTTATGTATTTCTTTTTGTTTCTGTAGTCCTAAACTTGTCATGGTACTCTTCGTCTAATTCTGTTACTTTCTCTTTTGGTTTTTGTTTAATAATTTCGTGACTAATAAATTCTGGTAGTGTTACATGCCAGATATTTTTTTCTCCTTCATGATAATCTTTTCTTCTACATCCTAACAAACGCAAAGCATCTGTAGTAGTGTTAAATATTCGTGCTGCATTTTTCTTGATAAATTTATCCAAAGTTATTTTTTTAAAATAACAAGTGTTAGTGTTTGTATCTAACACGACATAGCCATCTTTTAATCTTTCATAATTATCTTGTTCAATGTGACTTTCAAAAAACTTTTTTAATGTATTATATTTTTCTTCTTCTACTGTATCTTCAAATTTATGTTGTGAATCTTCTACTGACCTTTCGACAATACCTTTCATTAATAATTCAAATGGTGAAGGACCTTTTTTACTTTTTGGTAATGTCATCCAAAAAATTCTGTATCGTAATAATCGAGTGCGAAAAGTTTTTTCATCTTTCATATCCTCTGGTTGTATCGTGACTCGTTGTCCTTGATAACTGAACTCATAGTAAATAGTTTTTGTATCTCGTATAAAAGTTATGTCAGAAAAATCTTCTATCACCTCTGGTGTAGCTTCACCAATTCCTAACCTTCTTTGTTTACATAATTCTTTATTACATATTGGTGCATACTCTGGATGCTTTGGTGGACACTGATAATCGTAACTACTTTTGTGTACACTCTTTGTTAGTTGTGTAACTTCGTTTCGTGGTAATGGATTATGAAATATTTGTGTGTTTCTACTTTGTGCAATCTCTTCTAAAGTTTGCATTGTGTTAGCATTATTCTTTTTCATTTCTAATACCAACACATTAAATAAATAATTGTTTCGATTGTTACCTGTCCATTGCTCTTGTATTAACTTTTGTACACAAGGCGGAAAATGTTTCCATGACTTTTCTGGTTCATATTCTTTTATCTGTAATTTAAAAAACTCTTCTGGTGATAATGTTTTTTCTTTTGCTATTTGAATAAACTTTTGGATTAACACTGGATTGTTATTGTCGTTATATGCAAACTCCATACTACTATTCATATTTTGATAAGGCATATTCAATGCTTTATTACATGGAAATATTTCTTGAGCTAAAAAATATTTATTATTTATGGTTGATAATTTGTCCGCTACTTTATTTGCATCTACCCATTCATTTAAAAAAACAAAAATGTGTAGACCACCAGATTTAGATTTTACTGGCACTAGCGGTAAATTAAAATCTCTTATTATATCCACATATTTTTTCTGTGAATAATTTTTATAAGAGCTAGGGTCTATGTCGATACATCCCCACCGACACTTACCCTCTCTTTCTGGTCGAACACCTATACGAACTTTTCCGTCTAAGTGAGCCTTCCAATCTCTTTTGGTTATGGACTTATTTACAGTAGTGTAAGTTGTTACTTTCTTACCTCTCTCATCAAGCCTACCATCTGTGGTAGACTTGATAAAAGAGTCAGAGCTACCTTTAAATAACTCCGACAATTCCTCATGCATTAGAAAGGAGTATCGTCTGAATTAGTTTGTTGTTTTTTAGTAGGTTTTTCTTCTACTGTTTTTTCAACATTTTCAGATTCAAAATCCACCTTTCCAAATATATCTGATTGTCTAGCTGCTTCATAAAATTCTTTCGTAGCTTGTAATGTATCATTGTCTTTTGTTACATCTAAAGTTTTTACATATTCAATAACCCATCCATACCAAGAGTTCTGTGAATTAGATTCTTTGGTCGTGGATAGTTTATAAACAGTCGCCCAACTTGGCATAACAAATCTTCCATTAGTACCAGTACCCATTCTAGATTTCATCATGCTATTCCACACTTTAGATTTTTTCTTTTGTGTAGATTTCATAACAATAAGAACAGACTCTATTGGTTCAAATTTATCATTTAAAATATATGCAAAGTGATTACCAGAATCTTCTATGTAATTACCTTGACCTTCACCTTCCATAATTCTGTCTTTTCCGTCATCCCCTCTTTGTGTTCTGTTCATTACATTTGGGTCTGTATGGATTGCTATGGGTCTACCTGGTGAGTCTCCTCTGTCTGCCCATTCATTGTAAGAATTTTTGTAGTAACAAGGTACAACATAAATTCCATCTTTACCTTTATACAATGAACCAGTGACCTCATTATATATATCACCTTGTCTTGCTTTCTCAATAAACTTACCATCGCTTTCATCCAACACTGGACTATTAGCATATAGTATTTTTAAGATAGGAAGTTTTTGGTCTTTGGCAGTAATGTCCTCTGTGCCTTGGTCGGCAAACTCCTCTAAATTTATTTTGGTTGGTAAATTTTGTTTCTTGGTTGCTATTTCTTTTTGCATGTTAACTCCTTATTATTTTAGTTTTGTTTGATTGATAAATTGAAAATACATCCATAGGAACTGCTTCGTTTTTAACTAAGATTAAATCTTTCATCATGGCAGTCAAAGTGTTTGTATTTACCTTTTCGTCTCGACTAACTGCAAGTCCTTTAGATTTTAAATCTTCAAAAATATCGTTAGCTTGGTTGTCCTCACTACGACTAAAGTTTACAGATAATTGATTCTTGATAATATCTTCAAACCCATTATCTCGTAACCATGCAAAAGCCTTTTCTTGATTCGCTTTCGTAATAGATGCTTTGATAAAAGGTTTCACTTGAACTGTAGTACCATCAGTGGTCTTAATCTCAGTCACTCCACTTTCATGTAATAAATTAGGTATTACTTCCTCAGATAATTTTCGTTCTTGTTCTTTCAAATCTTTTAATGATTCTTCAGTCTTTTTAATTTTATCTTGAAGTAATATTAATGAATCACACTGAGTAGCAATGTCCGAGATACTGTCTGTACTGAGCTCTGAAATCTTCTTTGCTTCTTCTTCTAAATTCATAAATAACTCCTTTCAGTATTTTTTTGTTTTACAAAATAAAACAGGTTAAGTCAAATAAAAAAATAAATAGGTAAAATACCTAAAGAAAATATAACTTATGATAATACGATATAATAAATATATTGTGATATGTTGACATTTATAATAAAATATTATATAAATGATTCGTGAGACATTTTTCTCATAATAAAACAAAGGAAAAAACGATGAAGAAATATAAAGCAAAACAAACAAGAAAAGAAATCATTAACAAAGCTGCTGACAGATTAAAGCAACTTTTAAAAACTGAAGGCAAGAACTGGAAACAAGGGTGGTCATCTAAAATAGCTGAACTACAACTTCCTATAAAAATATCTGATGGTAAAACTTATAATGGTTTTAACATTATCAATCTAGCATTAGAAGCTCAAGAGTATGGTTACGAAAGTAATTTATGGGGTACTTCTAAAGCATGGAAAGACAAAGGGCATTATATTAAAAAAGGTGAAAGTGCTCATCATGTCTTTTTTACTAAACAAATAGAAGTTGATGACAAAGAATTTGGTATTATAACAGACGATGGTAAAACTAAATTTGCAAAGAAAAAGATTTGGTTTTTTACTGCATATCCAGTTTTCAATGCTAGTCAAATACAAGACTATGTGATTGAGAAAAAGACTGAGGAAGTTAAAGTTTCTAAAGTAGATATATTAAAAGATGTTGAGAAATATGTTGCAAACACAAAAGCAAAAATAACTTTTGGTGGTAGTAGAGCTTTTTATTCTCCTAAAGGAGATTTTATTAAACTTCCTAATGTCGAAGATTTTCATGACACAGAATCTTATTACGGAACATTACTGCATGAATTAGTTCATTGGACAGGCAGTGAGAAAAGATTAAAAAGAGATTTCTCTGGTAGGTTTGGAGATAATGCTTATGCTATAGAAGAGTTGGTAGCAGAATCTGGTTCAGCAATATTGAGTGCATTACTTGGTATTTCACCAACAGTAAGAAGTGACCATGCTCAATATATTAATGGTTGGATTGAACAACTTGAAAATAAACCAGAGCAAGTTTTACAAGCAATCACAAAGTCTACTCAAGCAATCGACTTCTTGGATGGATTACAAAAGAAGGGAGAAAAAAAGAAGGTGGCTTAATGCCACTTTCTTGGAGGTGATATTATGATAGACATGGAAACTATAATAAAAAATTACGGATATATTATTCGTAATCCAAGACAAACAAAATTCATACACAGACAGTTTGGCAAGGTGGCATTTTTAAATAAAAATAAACATCCCTATAAACAAGTAGTCAACGACCTACATATGGATTTTATTAATTCTAAAAAGATTTTTGTAACTAAAAATGTTTCAGATAAATTTATGGAAAAACCAATTGATAGAAAAACACTTTTGGAAGATTTTTTGCCTTACTACGATAATCAAATAATTATAATAGAGTATGCAGAAGAAACAACTACTAATTATATAGGGTATTGGATTAGAGATAAAAAAACACACTATGTTATATCGTCATTTATGTATTTAAAAAATGGTGTAAAATTTAATTCTAATGGCACAACAATCGAGGGTAACGGATTAGTAAATTATATTTGTGATTGGGGAATATCTAAAACCAAAAATTTATGGAAGAGCCATTGGGAAAATAATAGCTCAACTCATGGAAATAATATAAATTTATTACATTCATGGTTTCAAGGAGCTCAAGGAGCTAAAGATTTGATTAATTTCTACTTGGCTTATACAAAACCATTTCAACATTGGTCATTAAAAAATCCTATTGATAATCCTCAAGTTAGAGAAATAGATTTTAAATATAGAGAAGAGATAGTAAGTGTAGCTAAGACAGTATATTTTATACACACTTTAAATAATTTAACTAAAAGACAAGAATGTGTTGAAATAGAACCAGAGAAAAGATTAGCTGATTTACGAAATAAAAAACCTACTGCTTATCAATATAAAGTTTTAGATATTGGTAATGTTAGTAACAGTACAAATTATGTATATAACAGAAGTGTTAACAAAAATAAATTTCACACTGTACGAGGTTTTGAAAGACAGTATAAATCTGGAAAAATAGTTTGGATTAAAAATCATACTAGAGGAGATAAAAAGTTAGGAGTAGTAGAAAAAGATTATATAGTGTCTAAATTTAAAAAAACAGATGAGCATAATGATAATCATGTTGAGGATTAAAAACTATGTCGCATAATTATAAAACACAACCTATGGAGCATCAAAGAGATGCTTTGAAAAAAGGAGCAACACAAAGAGTTTTTGGTTTGTTCATGGAGCAAGGAACTGGCAAGACGAAAGTTATTATCGACAATGCAGTATACTTGTATGACACCAACAATATCGATACTGTGTTTGTGATTGCTCCTAATAGTGTTTATACAAATTGGGAAGAAGAGATAGATAAACATGCTAGTTCTAAAAATTATATTTTCATGCATAAGATACACAAAACTTTTGCACCTAGACCAGACTGTCTAACATGGTATTTAATGAATGTAGAGGCATTTAGTCATAAGTCTGGATATGAGACTGCATACGAATTAATAAAGTTTTACGGATTGAAAACTATGATAGTAGTTGATGAAAGCACCACTATAAAAAATAGAACCGCAAAGAGAAGCAAAAACTTATCGAAACTTTCTAAAGGATGCAGATACAAAAGAATACTTACAGGAACACCAATAACTAAATCACCTTTGGATTTGTGGAGTCAGATAGGATTTTTAGATGAAGAACTATTAGGTTTTAAATCGTATTATTCTTTTCAAGCAAGATATAGTTTAATGAATAGAATATCAGTATCTGGTAATAGAAAGATAGAGATACCTGTTAAATTTATAAACCTAGATGAGTTAGAACAAAAAATGCACTCTTTTACTTATCGATGTTTAAAAAAAGATTGTTTAGATTTACCACCACAAGTATGGCAGAGAAGAAATATATTTTTATCTAATCAACAAAGAAACACATATGAAATTTTAAAAGAACAAGCAAGAGTAATAATACAAGACAAACAAGCATCAATTACAAACAAGCTAACAGAAATATCTAAGCTGCAACAAGTTTGTTCTGGGTTCGTGTATAGTGACGATGGCAAGTTGGTTGAACTAGACAATGCTAAGTTAAGAGAGCTACTAAATATCTTAGATGAGATAGATGGTAAAGTTATTATATGGTCTACTTTTCGATACTCTATAGAACTGATAGCAAAAGAGATAGCTAAGAAATATAAAAATAATAATATAGTAGTGACTTTATATGGAGATACAAAAGACAGACCCAGTGTAGTAAAAAAATTTAATGAAGATAAAGACTGTAAATATTTAGTTAGCAATCCTAGTGTAGGCGGATATGGATTAACTTTAAATGCTAGTAGTATACAAATATTTTTTAACAACTCTTATAACTTAGAAGAGAGACTACAAGCAGAAGCTAGAAACCACCGCAAAGGTCAAACTGCGGATAAAGTTACTTATATAGATTTAGTAGCAATTAAAACTATTGACGAATTTATACTGAAAGCATTAAAGAACAAAACACAAATATCAGCTCAAACTTTAGGAGAAGAGGTTTTACAGTTTCTAGATTAAATGATAAAATTACAAAAAGGAGATACTATGACAAAAGATAATAAAACGCAAGACATTAAAAAAACAAATAATACTTCTACAAAAAAATCTAGTAGAAAACCATTTACTCAAGACGAGATTAGAAGAACAATAGCTAGTTTGTATTAATAGAATCGATACGTCATTTGTAAATAATGTAGCTTTTACAAAAGCCTAGTTTTCTGCGTATTACAGGTGTATATTTGCATATCACATCTTGATGTGCTATATTTATTATATAAAACAAAGGAGAAAAAAAATGACAAAAGATTTATTACAATTACAAAAATTTATAGAGGGTAGCGATATCATACACGAAACAGATGGTGCTATAACTTTTGTACTTCACGATTTATTTAAACTTAAAAAAGATGGTAGTCCAAGAAGTAAAGTAAAACTTTTTGCATTTCTTGAAAGAGTAGCTAAAAAAGATGGAGGGCAATTATTTGAGGATGATGGTTGTTGGTTTTTAAGAGTTACTAAAAAATTAAGAGATAGATTAGATTTAACTTCTTGTGAAGAATTTTAAAATAGATAAAGGAGAAAAATAATGGGAACATGGCATGTAGATAAAAATAGGTTAAAAAAAATATTGACTAAACCTATAGAGAATAGAGATAGTATAGACAAGTTGGGTAATGGTTTGGGTGATGATGAACTTTATGACTTCTTGGGTGAGATGCAAGATAAATATGCACCTAATAAAATAGTTAATGAAGCAGTATTAGATTTTTTGACTACTCCTGACCACAAAAATGAAGTTTGGTTGACCGCAAAAGATATTGAAGAAGTAGTTAGTAAGTGTCACCAACATTTTCTGTTATATACCTCACCAAGTTTGTTGGAGAAAATAACTACTGAATAAACAAATAAAAGGGAGACTACTTAGTCTCCTTTTTTTTTGCGTATAAATTATCAAATGTATATTCTGGGTCTAAGTAAGACTCATCATCTTCAGCACTAAACTCATATTGACTAGGAATAAAATCTGGAGCACCAGAACCAGTTACCCATAAAGCTGGGTTGGTTGCTCTTACTCTGTTGTTTGGTTGTGCCACTATCTGACCT